CTTACATCAGGTTCAAGCGGTACATCAGGTTCTTCAGGTTCTTCAGGTACATCAGGATCAAGTGGTACATCAGGATCAAGTGGTACTTCAGGATCAAGTGGTTCTTCAGGTACTTCAGGTTCATCAGGTACATCAGGATCTTCAGGTACATCAGGTTCAAGCGGTACATCAGGTTCTTCAGGTTCTTCAGGTACATCAGGATCAAGTGGTACATCAGGATCAAGTGGTACTTCAGGTTCTTCAGGTTCTTCAGGTTCATCAGGTTCTTCAGGAAGCTCAGGTTCAAGCGGTACTTCAGGATCAAGCGGTACTTCAGGATCATCAGGTACTTCAGGTTCAAGTGGTTCTTCAGGTAATTCATTTAATGTTTTAAACCAAACCATTTCAACTGTAGCTACAGATCCAACCTTTCTTAACTTTACAGGAGCAGGGGTTACAGCATCAGCTAATGGAGCAGGCGCTGATATAACCATAGCAGGTGGTTCAAGTATAACATTTGATCAAACACCAGCTAGTGGAAATAAAGATGTATTAACATTCCAAAGTAATATTTTAATTAATTCAAATAGTAACCTTACATTTAATACTTCAACTCGAATATTGACTTTTGGGGGAACATATCAATTAGAACAAGATCAATCAGATGTATTTACATTAAATTCAGGTGATGAAGATGAATACACAGAAATTCATGGTTTTGGTGGATCTATTGTACAAAGATGGGATGAAAATTATACTTACATTAATGGTGGTGGATTAATAGTTGGTGCTACTACAAGTACAACTACTAATGGATTAATTAGAGCAACTAATGATGTAATAGCGTATTATTCATCAGATAGAAGATTAAAAACAAATATATTAAACATACCAAATGCTTTAGAAAAATTAAGTATGTTAAATGGTGTTACTTTTGAATGGTTAGAATTTGATGAAAATAAAAATAAAGAAATTCATGCTAATGAAGGAACTGACGTAGGAGTTATAGCACAAGAAGTAGAAGCTATACTACCAGATTTAGTTGAAACAAGAGATAATGGATATAAAGCAGTTAAATATGATAAGTTAGTAGCAGTATTAATTGAAGCTGTTAAAGAATTAGATACTAAGGTAAAAGTATTAGAAGATAAATTAAAAATAAAATAATATGGGATCAGTTTCATTAGATGGATTATATGACACAGCCTATAAAGCTTCTCAATCTGAAGCCCCTTTTAATGCTGGAAATAAATCACTAAGTAATTTAGTGCAACAAATATTACCTTTTACAGAATCAGGTGTTCCTGGAAATATTCTTATACAATCTAATAATGGAAATTTAACAGCAGAATATCCAACTGGTTATGCTCCTCCTACATTTGATGTAAATGCTAAACAAAGTAATATTTCATTAGGTCAAATTTCACGACTTTCCTCTTCATGGTCACAATGGAATTTTTCTAATCAAGGTACTGTAGCTTATAGAAATTATTCAATGGTTTACAAATATGTTCCAGTAGGTTACACAGGATCATGGACTAATAAAATAGAACAACAAAAAGAATGTTTGCAAAAAATAGGTGATGTAGTAAATTTCTCATCTGTAAATATATCTTCTTCTTTACCAGCAGAATTATCAGGTTCATGGGGTTTGCCTTGGATTAGTGGAAGTGCTATTGGATCCGGGGTTGATGGAAATCCTTTTGGAACTTTAGATTGTAATGGTGCATCAACCTCTTATTTCTACCATCAGACAGCTTTTCAAAATAATAAAAGTATACCTTGTGGGTCTGGGTCTTATAAAGTCCCTCAATCTGGGGATAATGAAAGTGTAGTATTTATGTTTTGGTTAAAAGTTCCATCCTTCCCAGAAGATAATACAGCAATATGGTGTAATTCAATGCCTGTGGGTACTACAGGTGGTTCACCTGGAAATGAAGCATGGAGCCCTTATAATGGTTATATGTGTCAAGTATCATCAAATGGTTCTCTTATTTTTATTAGGGGAGATGATACAGGTGCTGGTAGTACTGATAGAAGAACTTTTAGAACAACGTGGCAAATGGATGAAAATAAATGGAATTTTATTGCAGTAAGACTACATGCCTCATCTAATTCTACAACTGCTACTACTAATTGGTGTTGGGGTTATAGAGATGGTGGAAGAGGTTATACATGGAATAATGGATTACAATTTCTTTCAGGAACAGGTGGATCTGTAAAATATAGAAGTAGATATGGAATGGTGGTATCCCCAGGTACAAATAGTAGATATTTTACAGGATCTATAGGACATTTTTATATATTTTGGGAAGCTAATACTAATAAATTAAGCTTTGATAAATTTGATCAAACTCGTTATACTACAAACAGTGGTAGTTATAATTTATATTCAACTACATAAAAACTAAATAATTATGAGTATTTACAGCCAAATGACAAATACAAGAAACCCAGGGAGAATGTATTTTATGGAAGAAGATGAAGATTATTGGCAGTGGGAGTCTCAAAGAGAGGGAGATGGGATATTAGCACAATATATCTCAGATGGAAGAGGTGGATTTGAAAGATCAGGAATTACTCTAGAGTTAGATGATTTTAAATCATCTACCCCAAACCAAATTGACATAAAATGGCCAATTGTTGGAACTACTACTAAAGAAACAGTAAGAAATGAAAAAGATTCTGAATCATCAGGTGAAGGAGGAATAGCTAGAATCGATCAATCTTAAAAATAATTTGGAATTTTTATTTATTTAATGTATATTATATAACAAACAATATATAGTATGGCCAATTTTAAAGTAAGTTTTATAAATGGAGCTAAAATAGAGGTTTTAAATAATAATTCTTCTAATGAATATTTAGTAAAATTTATTGATAACCAAACTCAACATCTTCATTATGAAACAGTTTTAAAAGATGGATATTGGGCCTCTCCAACAATTAAATATTTTATAGAATGGAGAATTGAAGTATATGATATTGATAATAATAAAATTTATGAACATTTATATAATGCCTCTAATCAAAAAGTTTTAATATATTTTGATAGTAAAGCATTAGGAGATACTATATCTTGGTTTCCTTTTGTAGAGGAATTTAGAAAAAAACATAAATGTAAAGTAATTGTAAGTACTTACCATAATTATTTTTTTGAAAAAAAATATCCTAACTTAAAATTTATAAAACCTGGCAATTTAGAAAATAATATTTATGCCCAATACAATGTAGGTTGGTTTTATAATAAAAATAATACAATCGATTATAATAAAGTTCCTATTAATTTTAAATTAAATAATTTAGGAAAAACTTGTTCTAGTACTTTAGGATTAAATTATCAAGAATTAAAACCTAAAATTTATTATAGTAACCAAAAACCAATAATTAAAGACCCTTATATTTGCATAGCCCCACATGCATCAGCCTTAGCTAAGTATTGGAATTATCCTGGTGGATGGCAAGTTTTAATTGATTTTTTCAATTCTAAAGGATATAAAGTTATGATGATAACAGGAGAACCTTTAGGAGATGAATGGCATGATTCAAAATTAGGAGGAACATTAAAAAATGTTATTGATAGAACAGGTAAAATTCCTTTTGATAACATAATTAATGACTTAATACATGCTAAGGCTTTTATTGGAGTGAGTAGTGGATTAAGTTGGTTAAGTTGGGCTGTAAATTGTCATACTACTATAATATCAGGGTTTACACAACCTGTAACTGAAATGGAAAGTTGTAATAGGATATTTACACCATCATCAGAAATATGTAATGGATGCTTTAATTATAATAAATTAGACCCGGGGGATTGGAAATGGTGTCCTGAGCATAAAGATACATTTAGACAATTTGAATGTACTAAATCAATCCAACCTTCTACTATAATTAATTCTTTATGTAAATATTTAAAGATTTCTTGATATTTATTATAAAATTATAATATGGCTCATCAAAACCTATCATCAGCAGGAATAGCAACCGGACAAATTGTTGAAGCATCAGAAATAACTCAATTTGTAAATGCTTTTACTGGTCAACCCGTAAATAATCAAGGATATGATATTACAATATCTGGTTCACTTAATTTAACAGGCTCATTATTAATGACTGGATCATTTATAAGTGAATTTAAAGGACAGTTTAAGACATTAGGTTTAGGAGTAGCAGCTCCATCAGAACCTACTATGCTCCATGTAAAAACAGCAGATGCTAGTGATGATCCCCTTATACTTATAGAAAGTGATAATGCGTCTGGGGACGCTATGATACTTGCAAAAAACCCAGATACACAATGGAAGTATGGACTATCAGGAGCTAATCTTGATTCTTTTATGGTAATAGAAAATAAAGGTGGTACAACTTATACCCCTTTTAATATAGGTACAACAACACCTTCTTATGCATTTCAAATATTTAATAATGTTGTAGGAATAGGAATGGGATCTTCTTTTACAGGAAATCCATCTAATTTACCTGCAAAATCCCTCCAGGCATTTGCTACTATAAGTGGTAGTTTAGTTGAAGGTAATATATTATCTGCTAGTTCTAATACTGTTGGTGAGGTAACTATACATGGTACTGCATCAGATGCATCATACGCTCAAGCAGCAGCAATAGTAGCATCAGTTAATTTAGGAAGTGTTGTTATGACAGGAACTAATACTGCAGCATTTTCAGGAAGTGGTAATTATAATTCAACATTTAATGTAGTTTCAAATGGAGGAAGAGTTGAAGGAACTAATTTAAGATATAAAACAGGCATACAGGATACTAATGGAGAAAATATAATAAATGGAAATATACAATCATCTACCTTAAAAATAGGTGATCCAGATTCAGGTGGAGGAGGAGATGGCCCTATTATAGAGTTTGATACTAATAATAATAAAACTCTTTTTAAAACATCAAACCAACAAACTAATGATGTTCATGTTTTTGGTAATATTACATCTAGTGAAGATATAAGAATATCAGGTAGTGGTACTCCTTCATTAATAGTAGGACCACCAACAGGACTTCCTGTTTCAAATAATCCATCAGCATCATTATTCCATGAGTCCCTTAGATTTTACAAATCAGGAGAGACTACAGTTGGAAATTATAATACAGATTCTGGTGCATTATTAAACTTACAAGCAGGAGCAAACCCAAATTTACAACTTTCTTCTTCTCAAGAAACTACTGCAAATAAAAATTTAATACATACTTCTCAACTAGATACTGCATACACTGTTAATGCTGCTAATGTTCCTCTATCTCAACTAGGTGCATTTTATTCACAAATGGGGGGAGGGGATGAAAGAGGTAATGTTGTAAGAGAATATGTTCTTCCATCTTGCACACTAAATCAAGGTGCTGGTTCTGATACAATTTTTAAATTCTCACCAGGAGCAACTTTGTCTGCGTTAACAGGCAGGTTAGCAATTAAAGTAGAATATAATATTCAATTCGTGGGATCAAATTCAACAAGAATTGGTTATTGGAAACAGCAATTGCTTTATTTTAAAGATACGGGAACAAATGGTGCAATTACTTTAAAACACTCAAATACATTAGAAGAATACCAATCTGGTGTTATAGTTGCAGATCCTACGTGGTCTATAACAACAGCTCTCCTTGAAGATTTTATAACATTAACCCTTTCTTCTACTTCTACTGGGGGATCAATTAGTTATGGAGGAACTATAAAAATAACACAAAATAGTTTTAATGTTAATCCTGCTGTAACTTTTTAAATATTCAATAAACCTAGTAATTTACAATATTAATTTAATATGTATAACAGAATTAAAAATCAATAAACATGAGTGAAAAAAAAGTTTTATCCCAAGAAGAAATTACTGAATTAAAAGAATTACAAGCTACTTTTAAAAATTTAACAGAAGTTTCTGGCGTTGTAGAAATGCAAAATTACAACATACAAATAAAAAAAGAACAATTAAAGTTAAATTTACAAAAACTACAAGAAAAAGAAGGAGATCTTGCTAAGAAATTAGAAGAAAAATATGGTCAAGGAAGTATCTCTTTAGAAACAGGTGAGTTTTTACCAAGTAAATAAACTTTTGAAAAAATTTAGTATATTTATCATAAAAATAACATAAAATGGCAGAAACATTAATTTCCCCAGGAGTATTAGCAAGAGAAAACGATCAATCTCAAATTACTTCACAACCCATACAAGCCGGAGCGGCTATTGTTGGTCCTACTGTGTTAGGTAGAAAAGGAATTCCAAAATTAGTAACTAGTTACTCTGAGTACTTAGCCAATTTTGGCAGTACTTTTACTAGTGGATCGGATACTTACACTTACTTTACTTCTGTATCAGCATACAATTATTTTAATAATGGAGGAACTTCATTATTAGTAGATAGAGTAAATTCAGGATCATTCAGTTCTGCTACTTCATCTTTAATTCCAGCTATAGAAGCTGAAAGTGGTGCTTTAGTAGTAGGTAGAAACATATCAGGATCATTTACATCAGGTGGTGTAGGTGGTACAGCTGGTACTTACAATGGAGTAGCTACTACAAATAATGGAGCTGGAGATAATGCTTTAACATTAAACGTAACAACAGGAGTTACTGCTGGAAAAATATTAACAACTACAGTATTAGCTAACTCAGCAGGTGGTATAAATGCAGCTACTTCAGTAGGTACATTTAGTGATGTTTCTCAAACATCTTCTTCAGGTGGAGGAACAGGATTAAGTGCAGATATTATAACAGCAACAGGAACAACATTTGCTGCTTCTTCAGCATTAACACTTCCAGGTGGTGCCGTAACTGCAGATACAGCAGGAACAACAGGAGCAGTAGCAACTACATCAAGTGGAACAGGAACAGGAGCAACTGTATTAGTAACATCAGATGGTGTTAATATTACAGGAGTTGTAATTTCTGGAGTTGGATCAGGTGGTGCTTATGTAGCTGGAGAAACTTTAACAGTTTCAAAAGTAGATATGGATGCTGATGGTAGTATTGGTACTACAGGTGGTAACTTAGTTATTACAATTGCACAATCAAATTTAACTTCAACATTAACATCAATTACAGTTAATGATGCAGGAGTAGGATATGCAAATTTAGATACTATTACATTTGCAGCCGCAAATATCGGTTCACCATCTAGTGACTTGGTAGTAACAGTTGCAACAGCTGATTTATCAGTAGAATTAGAAAATGCAATTGTAGCAGCAGCAGGAACAGGATATGTAATTGGAAATGAAGTAACAGTAGCATTAGGGTTAATAGGTAACCCATCAGCTAATTTAGTATTTACATTAGTAGCAGATGATATAGTTAATACAAATGCATTTACATTAGAAACTATTTCACAAGGTACTATTATGAATAGTGATGGAGTTCAAAACGCTAATGGTGCTTTAACGAATGGAAATAGAAATAATGTTAGATGGGAAATACAAGCTCCAAATACTGGATCAGGTACATTTAGTCTAATTATTAGACAAGGTAATGATAACTCAAAATCTAAATCAATATTAGAAATATTCCCTAATGTTTCATTAGATCCAAAACAATCTAACTATGTAGCTAGAATTGTGGGTGATATGACAGAAAATTTATTAGGAGCTGGAACATCAGATCCTTATATTCAAACAACAGGATCTTTTAGAAATGGATCACGATTTGTAAGAGTATCATCAGTTAATCTAAAAACACCAGATTATTTTGATAATGATGGTATAGCAAAATCTGAATTTACAGGATCTATTCCAATGGCTTCAAGTGGAGCATTTGGAACAGCAGATGGAGATATTGTTGCAGCAAATCAAAATTACTATCAAGATATTAATAACTCAGATTCTCAAGGTGTTGACGCATCGTCAATCCCAGATTATACAGATGCTTTTAATTTATTAGCAAATAAAGATGATTATAGATATAACATTTTATCTGCCCCAGGATTAGTTTATGCTAATGCTGCTCAAAAAACAGTACTAAATGTAGGTATTCAAAATGTACAAGGTAGAGGAGATGCAATATTTATTTTAGATCTAGAAAATTATGGATCAACAGTATCAGCAGCTACTGGAACAGCAGCAAGTGTAGATAATTCTTATGCAGCATCATATTGGCCTTGGTTACAATTAAGTGACCCAGATTCAGCACAATTAGTGTGGGTGCCAGCATCAACGTTAATGCCCGGAGTATATGCGTATAATGACAAATCAGCTGAAGCGTGGTTCGCTCCGGCGGGTATCAATAGAGGTGGTTTAAGTACAGTTGTTCAAGCAGAAAGAAAATTAACTCAAACTAATAGAGATGATCTTTATACAGGAAAAGTTAATCCAATAGCTACATTCCCAGGAAGAGGAGTTGTAGTATTTGGTCAGAAAACATTACAATCTCAAGCATCAGCTTTAGATAGAGTAAATGTTAGAAGATTATTAATTGAGCTTAAATCTTACATTTCACAAATTGCTGATAATTTAGTATTTGAACAAAATACAGCGGCAACAAGAAACGGATTTTTAGCTCAAGTAAATCCATATTTAGAATCAGTACAACAAAGACAAGGTTTATACGCGTTTAAAGTTGTAATGGATGCTTCAAATAATGGACCAGACGTAGTGGATAGAAACCAAATGGTAGGTGCAATATATTTACAGCCAACGAAAACAGCTGAATTTATTTACTTAGATTTCAACATTTTACCAACTGGAGCTCAATTCCCGTCATAAAAACTAAAAATTTAGATATTTATAATAAAAATAAAAAGAAAATAAAATGGCAGTATTAAACCCAAACGAAATATTTTTCACAGCTTTTGAACCAAAAGTAGCTAATAGATTTATAATGTATGTAGATGGAATTCCTTCTTATATCATTAAGGGTATTAGTGGAATGGGTTTTGCACAAGATGAAATTGTACTTAACCACATCAATACTTATAGAAAAGTAAAAGGTAAATTAAGATGGAATGACATCACAATGCAATTATTTGACCCAATTACTCCATCAGGTGCACAAGCAGTAATGGAATGGACAAGATTACATCATGAATCAGTAACTGGTAGAGATGGTTACTCTGATTTTTACAAAAAAGATCTTACAATTGACGTATTAGGTCCTGTAGGTGATGTAGTTTCTGAATGGATTATTAAAGGAGCATTTATTAAAGATGCATCATTTGGTGATTTCAATTGGGACACAGATGGTGAAGCACAAAACATTGATTTAACAATCGGAATGGATTATTGTGTATTAAATTTCTAAAATTTCTTTTAAATATTTTTAAAAATAGCTTGGCTTCGGTCAAGCTTTTTTTTATATTATATATGTATAATTGATAATTAAGTTATAATAAATAAAATTTATATGAATCAAACAAATAATACTCCGCAACCTTCTACACCTGTAGAAAAACCTCAAGCGGCAGTTTCTAAACCAAAATTTAAATTTCCAACTGAAATAGTAGATTTACCTTCTAAAGGTTTAATTTACCCTAAAGACAATCCTTTATCATCAGGTAAAGTGGAAATGAAGTATATGACAGCTAAAGAAGAGGATATTATAACTAATCAATCTTTCATCCAAAAAGGAACAGTAATAGATAAACTTTTAGAAGCATTAGTAGTAAGTGAAGGGGTAGATGTTGAAGATCTTATTGTAGGTGATAAAAATGCTTTATTAGTAGCGTCTAGAGTATTAGGATATGGTTCAATTTATAAATTTACATATGGTGGTGAAGATTATGAAGTTGATTTAGCTAATTTAGAAAATAAAAAGTTTGATGAATCTTTATTCACCCCAGGTGAAAATAAATTTTCATTTCAAACTCCTCATGGAGAAAATTTAATTGAATTTCAATTAATGACTGATAAAATTGAAAAGAAAGTATCAGCAGAATTGAGAGGATTAAAAAAGATCAGTAAAGGTGTAAGTCCTGAAATGTCAACTAGATTAAAACATATGATATTATCAGTAGACGGAAATCCAGAAAAAAAAGATATTAGAGAATTCGTAGATAATTTTTTCCTAGCACGAGATGCAAAAGCTCTTAGAGATTATGTTGTCAAAGTCCAACCCGATGTTGATTTCTCATTTGAACGAGAATTATCAAATGGTGAATTAGAAGAAATTGACATTCCAATAGGTGCCAACTTTTTTTTCCCTGACGCCTAATCAAGCTGTAGAATATAGACATAATTTATTTACACAAATCCACGAAATAGTATTTCATGGACAAGGAGGATATGATTGGCATACTGTATATGGTATGCCTATGTGGTTAAGAAATTTTACTTATAAAAAAATAGTAGATCACTATGAAGAAAAAAATAAACAAAATAGTGGAACTTCTTCAAATGATTTAGAAAAAGGAAGAGATATTCTTAAACAAGCTCAAAGAAATGATCCTTCTAATGCAAATCAAAATAAATACACTGATAAATTTAAAAAAGCATCCCCAAAAATAAACGTCCCAGACTTCGTTACATCAAAAGCTAAAAAAGTTTAAATTACTAATATTTATAACAAAATAGCTTAAATGGCATTGGATCCTAAAATAATAGCAAAACTTAAAAAAGATTTAGCTGAGATAAATAAAATCTATAAACAGTTAAATATGAAGCCGTTATCTATAGAGATTGAAACGGCTGGTGTAGATGATATACTACTTATTAAGCAATATTTACGAGAAGCAAAAGAACTTACAGAGGATTTAAATGAAGGATTTGGGGGAATGGCCGAATCTATAAAGAATATTGTTCGAGAATGGAAATCAGGTTTTGCAGATCCTACAAAAGAAGCAACCAAATCATTTACTAAATTAAAGGGATTAGCTGAAAAATTTTCGGATGACGCTACAGGTTTAGCTGAAATGAAAGGTAAAGAAGTTGCAGCTAATAAAAAATTAATTGCACTTGAAGTTAAAAGATTAACTCTTTTAAAGGATGAATTAACTAAAAAGAAATCCCTTTCAGATGCTGAAGAAACAATATTAGCAAATTTAAATTCTGAATATGAAGTCCAAAAAGAACTTCTTGATCTAGCAGAAGAAAGAGTAAAAAAAGAAAAAAAGATTCAAAAATCAATGGGTTTAACTGGTGCAGCAGTTAAATCAATATCTGGTGCTTTAGGTAAAATTGGAATGTCAAGTAGCTTTTTTGAGGGCATTGAAGGTAATATGAGAGAAACAGCAAAATCAGGAGGAAAATTTGCTGTAGCCATGACAGGATTAAAAGGAATTGTAAGTGGTATAGGTGAAGCTATAACAGATCCACTTGTTGTTTTTACAATGATTGTAAAATCTGTTAAATTTTTAGTAGGAATATTTGATCATGTTTTAAAATTAACAAACAAAATAGGTCAATCTGTTGGAGTAGCAGGATATGAAGCTAAAAATCTAAAAGCACAAATGCATGCAGCTGGTGATTTATCAGGTGATATGTTTTATAATACTGAAGAAATGGCTGGAGCTTATAGCAAGCTTAATAAAGCCGCTGGGATGAATTTAAAATTTAATGCTGAAAATGCTCAAACTTTTCAAGATTTAACTCTTTATATGGGGGTAAGTGAAGAAGCAGCAGCACAATTATTTAAAATATCAGCTCAAACCGGAAAATCATTTAATGAAATGTATGACCAAGTTAGAGATATTACTCAATCTTTAAATGAAAGTTCTGGTTATTCTATTTCAACACAAGATGCTATTGAAGCTATAGGACAATCTAGTGGAACAGTTAGATTTAATATAAAAGGAGGAACAGAAGGTTTAGTTAAAGCTGCCCACACAGCTAATAGATTAGGTTTAAGTATGAATGAAATAGCAGCAGCAGCCGCTACCCATTTAGATTTTGAAAGTTCAATTGCAAAAGAAATAGAAGCAGAAATGTTTTTACAAAAAGATCTAAACCTAGACAAATTAAGATATGCAGCTTTAACTGGAGATACAGCTATGGCCGCCGCTGAAGAAGCAAGATTAATTAAAGAAAATTATAAATCTTTAAAGGGTAATGTATTAGCACAACAAGCATTTTCAGATGCAACTGGAATATCAATGGAAAGTCTTGGAACTGCTTTAAGTAAACAAGAAGAATTAGATGGTTTAAGTGGAAAAGCTTTAAAAGCTAAATTAGCAGAACAAAAGGCACAAAAAGAAATGGGGCAGGATGCTCAAGCTTTTGACAGAACTATGGCTAATACATTGTTACAAATAAAAGCAATGTTAGAACCTTTAGCTAAAGTTGTTGGTCCTATGATTTTAGGTATGGCAAAAGCAATAGGTCCTTTATTAAAGAAAATAGGTGATTTTGCAAAATCGGATATTGGTAAAGGATTTTTAAAAATAGCAGGGGTTGGTTTAGGGACAGCTTTAGCAGTTAAAGGATTTAACAAGTTAAAAGCTAGACTAACAGGTGTAAAAACTGGTGACAGTAATAATACTTACACTATGGATGGTAGACTAAGAGTATCAGGAGATGGTGGTAGTGGTAGTGGTATGGATATGTTAAAAGGAGGAATGAAAGGTAATATCTTTAAATATTTAGGTAAAAAAGGAGGATTATCAAGAACTCTTAATAGAGGTCTTATTAGAATGTTTGGTAAAACTAAATTTACTAAATTATTATCTACTAGAGTTTTGGGCCCAATGAGTACAGCTGCAAAGGGTATTACAAAAGAATCAAGTATAATAGCAAGAGCTATTAATGTTGTTCCATCAAAAATTAACCAAGGGTTAGGTAAAGTAGTATCATCTTCTGGATCTAATTTAGAAAAGAATTTTGGTACTAACAATATGTCCAAAATAGCAAAACAAGGTTCATCTGGAAATGTAAAAGCTTCTAAAATGGCTAGCAAATTTTCATCACCGGCAACAACAAAAGCAGCAGCTAAAGGAGGTAATATTTTTAGTAGAGGATTTTCTGCACTTAAAGGGGCAGCTAGTAAGGGAATGGGCATGGTAAAAAGTGCAGGTTCTGCTATAAGTAAACAAGCCAGTAAATTAAGTCCAATGAAAGCTCTTAAAAAAGCTTTTAAATCTCCTTTAGCAAAAGGATTTGGAAAAGTATTTGGACCTATTATGGCTGCTGTAGAAGGAATAGGAAATGTTAGGTCATCTATATCAAATGCTAAAGCAGCAAAAATGGCTGGAGAAAATATTGATTTAGGGGCATTAGGTAAAGAAATAGTACAAGGAGCAGCATATCCAATAGCTAACTTAGCAACAAACTTAATACCAGGAATTGGTCCTGCAGTTTCACTTCTTGATGGGGTTGCAAGTGCTTTTAATTTATCTCCAATAAAATGGTTAACTGATAATTTAATAGATTTAATACCAAATGATGCTTTTACAGGATTAGGTAAATTTGCTGTAGGAGATGATAAACCAGAATCAGGAGAAGTAACAAAATTAGCAACTGGAGGTATTGTAACTGGAGCTACAAATGCTATAGTTGGGGAAGCAGGACCAGAGGCAGTTATTCCATTAAGAGAATTTTATGCTAAATTTGATGAGTTAATAAGTGCTGTAAATAAGGGTGGAAGTGTCTACTTAGATGGAAATAAAGTAGGATATTCACTAGCATTGCAATCTTCCAAAATGTAGTAATATTTATAACAAAACCAATTAAAACAAATAATTATGGCAGAATCAATTTTAAAAATGTTTGATGCAGACGGTTCACGTTTAGGTGTACCTGTATCACCAGCTGATGGAACTATTAATGATGATATTAGTGTTCAAGGTATTTCAAAACTACATGACCAATATTCAAATATTGGAGATCCGAACCTAACATCACCAGCATACAATAATATGGGTGCAGCAGCTATGGGGTATACTAATCCTAGCCCATCAGCATTAGGTCAAAGAACACAACTTTACCAAGAACCATCATCAAGATATAAAAATAACGCACCTGAAGGAAGGTCATTCTAAATATTAGTAAATGCCTTTAATTACTTCTACTACAGCTCTCAACAAACTGAAGTGGGGTTACGATAGATTTAATGCTGGTACATCCGATGGCAGTAACCAACCTTATATCAGACGTGATATCCCAGGGGTTAATGTTGATGATCCAAATCCTACACTATTTAATGAT